GACAATAGTTTCTAAATTTAGTAAGTAAGTTAATATATTTAGTTGTCCCTTACGAAAAAACATATCGTCAGCATCTTTAGTAGCTTCTACGCTATTAATTTGAATAACATTAGAAGTAAATTCTTCTACTAGTTGTTTCCATCCATCATTAATAAAAAGACTAAAGTATGTGTCATAATACTGCTGTGTTTCTTGATCCACTTGAGGCCACCTTGGTTATCTCTATAGAACTATATGATATTATTATACCATATTTTTATAACTTTGTCAAGAGTTATTTTTTACTTTTGGTAGTTTTACGCCTTCTACCTGACGCCGTAACAGCGTGTTTAATCTTAGCTGGCCCTGTTTTACGCCGTGATGATGAGGTTTTTTCACCCTTAGTCATCTTAGCTGCAACGGCTTTAGGTCTGCAGGAAGGGTAAGGACGTTTAGACTTAGTAGCAGACTTACGACCACAAGCCTTACCTGTCTTTACGTCTACCCATTCTTCTTTAAACCATTTTTTTAGGGCAGCACCTTTTTTACTTTTTCTTACGGCCACTTTTGTTACCCCAGTTTTTAGCGCCTACCTTACGGCATTTAGCTACAGCACCAGAGGCATACGCAGAAGGCCAAACTTTGTAGCGAGATTTAACTTTCTTTGCACACGCATCGTTAGCTTTCTTTTTCTTAGGCACTTTATTTTTTTCCACTTCGTTTTCTAGTTTGTTTACGTATTGCTTTAAGCTGTTCTTCACGTTCTTTTTTAGAACTAGGTGTTCTTTTAATTTTCTTTTTGGGTCTTCCTACTTTACTTCCGTATGTTCCTTTTCCCATTGGCATAGTAATCTCCTTACCATTTAACTTTGTTTGCCCAATATGCCGCAGACATTTTGCCTTTGGCTATATTCTTTGCGTGACGAGCCTTAAATGATGCTCGCTTCTTTTTCATTTTGTCGCCTTCACCCGCTTTAGGTTTGCCAGCAGTCTTAGCTCCTTGCTCACCAAAACGAATAGTTTTTACTTTGTCACCTTCCTTAGCAACAACTACGTGAGACTTTTTAGAATGATTAGGAGTCCTCTTCGGTTTGTTGAACCCGCTTACTCCCGCTCGTGCTAGTCTTGGATCCTTTTTGCTTGGCATTAACCTTGTCCTCCAATTCCTTGACCCGGTTCTCCAACAAGTCCAATCTGTCGAACTGGCTCTTGAACGCGCTGTTGATCTGTTCTAGAAGCTGGTTCATTTCGGTCTGTGTCATTAGCATTTGTACGTTTTCCTTCTATTTCACTTTCTTTTAAAAGGGCGTTTGCAACTTTGAGTCTACGCTCAAATTCTTTATCATCCTCATCCCCGGCTTGGAGATTACGGGTAATAGCATTAATCTTATCGACTTGTAGCTCTTCAGGTGCAAGTTGTGTTTCAACTGCGTACTTACCTGCTCTAGCTTGCGACTCAGCAGCTTGTGCATTAAGTGCGGCTGTCTGACTCTGCTGGAAGGCCATCTGAGCTTGTTGTGCTGCCATAGCCATCTGTTGCTGTTGCGGATCAGGCTGACCTGCTTGCTGCATAGCACCAATAAGTTCTTCACGATTAGACAAGTTCATATTATCAATAATGCTTTGAATCAATACAGGATACAATGGACTGTCTTGCTTCATGGTCTGTAGAAGCTGTACAAGTTGAGTAACCTCGTACTCACGAGCAATAATGCCCAGAGTAGACGTAGCGTTAAACTTGTAGTCAGCTACGGGGTAAGACTCAGGATCAAACTGCATATACCTGTGAGCCGCCTTAGTAACAAAAGGGAGTAGGAAAGACTGTTGGAAGTTAATCAGGGTACGCTTGTGACGCTTAATAATAGCGCCTAGCGACATACTTATGCCTGCTGCTGTGGCCTCTCCGTTAACCTGTCCAGCAATACCTGCGGAGTCAACGGCTCCTGTAGCTTGCTGTACCATTTGTTGAAGGCTTGCAGCTTGAGCAAAAGTAATTTGCCCGACTTGTCCAAAGTTGAACGGTTGAAGTACTTCACGAGGATCTCCGTTAGTAAGAATCATTTTACCCGGACGGACTTCAGGTTTAGCACCTCGTGGCAACCTAGTAGCATCAATAGCCATCATTGGGTGAATAGTAAGAGACAGCGCATCAATACGTGCGCGTAGCTCAGTGTCAAGAGCTTTCTGGCTGTTGTAACCTTTTTCACAGACACCACGGCCCCAGAAGCGGCCCGGAACTACATCCCACGGGAAAGCCACTACAGGGCGGTCTTCCATCATGTAGGGGTTAGCTTCAGCCTTAAGGAGTGTGCCGCCGTTAGCAATAACAACAATAGCCTCTACGTACATAGAGTCTGATTCTACATCTACGCCTTCAGACTCAAGAAGTTCACGAGGAACGAGACCATAATACTTGGTCAGTCGTACTTTGTCATCGTTGTAAATTGTAAGGTCTTGGTCTGGTTCTAGGTCTGTATCAGGAGCAGCAGATTCAATAAGAACTTTGCGGTAAACGCCTTGCTCTTGCATTAACTCTACGCTGTGTTTAGATACAAACTCATCAATAGCTACTCCATACGCTTCTTCAATAGAAGTAGCAACAGGATCAATCAGAAAGTTTTGGGGTAGTACAGGCTTGAGCTTAACAACAACCCTATCCGTAACATTAACGCCCACAGCTTGCAGATCCCCACCCATAATGGGTTGAGTTGCTGGAGCCATTTCTTTAATCTCTTCAAGGACTATCTCCCCGATACCTGTTCCAAATACAGCAGCGTTAATCAAACACTCTGCTACTGCTTTACGTACTTTACAAGCCTCAAAATCTTCTGTTAACTTTTTACGTAAATATTGAATGTCTTGTTTTTCTGGATCGTTCATGTCATCGGTAATATCAAACCACTTACCGCGACCAAATGTAGCTTCTTCTAGTTCTGCTACGTTAGACTCTACAGCCTGCTGAAGCGCAGGAGAGATAATGCGAGAACGCTCCGAGGCTCTTTCAGAGTCAGCAGGATCCCATTGTCCTCGCCAAAGTCTATAGTATTCTTCAAAATGTGCTTCGTAGTTTGACTCATAATAGTCACGCCAGTTTTCGCACTTAGTAATTACCCACTCTTCTAGTGACTCCTCAATCATTAGAGGGTCTGGGCTATAGATTTCATCTGCCATAGTACTATCCTTAAATTAAAGCTATGCTGTAGCCCATAGTAAAAAATACTATGGCAGAGATAGCGTAAATGCCATACGTGTTAAATTTTCTAAATATCATTAGTATCCTGCCACAACATCAAGTATTTCGTGATCGTCAATTTCGTAATCGTAACTATATGCTACTTGTGCTAACTGATCTATGTAGGCTAGTGAGTCTATTAGGTCATCATGCGTTAGCGGATCTGGAAACTGAAACAATTGATCTAAGAATCTGTTGTTCCACTCTCCTTTGTTAATAGTTACGTATCCGTTTTCAAACCGTCCTTGCAGCGCCCACATAACTCTGTCTGTTTTTTTCTTGTTACCGTGGGTTAGTTCTTCTACACGAAAAAACGTACCATACCGTTTTTGTAAGTCTGTTAATGGACTCATTACCGCTTGCTTTGCAATTCCTCGTTCAATACCAACACTGACGGGTCTGTAGTCTCTAACGGCCTGAAATATCTTGGTGGCAGTCTCGTCAAGGCTCCACCGCCCATGTATAATGTTATCAACGTACCAACCATCAGGACTAACTTTAACGACAGAAATTGCAGTTTCATCTAGCTTTGTATTCTTTGTTCGTTTCTTGTTGACTTCTTCAAAACCAGCCAAGTCAACCGCAATGTAATAGTCTCCTACTTCTGGTTCTTCTCCAAACTTTATCCAATCTTCCTTGAACATCTCTGAGCCTCTGGCTTCAAAGGATGCCATGAACTCTTGACGGAAAGCATATGATGACATCGACTTTTTAGCAATGTCAATTTCACCCGCGTCAAGTAGGGGATTGTCGTAACTGGTAAAGTGCCATCCTTTGTACGTTTCATCGTCCCCTAACTCCGCGTACTTGTATAGCTCGTAGAAGTGGTTTCTGCCCATAGGCGTACCTATAAACATCGCTGAACCCTTTTGGTCAGCTAGTGCTGGACGGAGAATCTGCTCCCATACGTCAGGCTTCATGTCTGCGTATTCGTCCATCACAAGAAACTTCAAGGACACACCACGCATTGTCTCTGGCCTATCGGCTCCCTTGAGACTAATCGTGGCCCCGTTGACCAGCTTGATTTGC